GCGGATAACCGATGCGTGAATCTTTATGCCGAGGTCATTCCCGAGGGCGGCAAGGAGCCTGCGTACCTGCAGCGCTGCCCCGGCCTCACGCGAGTGATTACAGTCGGCACCGGCCCGATTCGCGGCCTCTATAGCCTCTACAACATTCTCTATGTTGTCAGCGGCACCGAGTTCTACAAAGTCAGCGCGAGTTACGTTGCGACCAAGATCGGCGATGTGACAGGCACCGGCCCCGTGTCGATGGCTGACAATGGCACGCAGATTTTTGTGGCTTGCAATCCCGACTCGTACATCTACAACACCGACACGCTTGCGTTCGCGCAGATTACGGACGAGGATTTTCCCGGCGCGGTAACGGTCGGCTACCTTGATGGCTATTTCGTCTTCAACGAACCTGATAGCCAGCGCGTATGGGTTACGGCACTTCTAGATGGGCTTTCTGTAGACCCGCTTGACTTTGCCTCCGCTGAAGGCTCGCCAGATGGCTTGGTGTCGCTCATCATCGACCACCGCGAAGCGTGGCTCTTCGGCACCAACAGCGTTGAGGTCTGGTACAACAGCGGCGAGGCGGATTTTCCGCTTTCGCGCATCCAAGGCGCGTACAACGAAATTGGCTGTATTGCGCCGTACTCTGTCGCCAAGATGGACAACAGCGTCTTTTGGCTTGGCGCCGACGCTCGCGGCCAAGGCATCGTGTACCGGGCGCAAGGCTACCAAGGCGTTCGTATCTCAACCCACGCGGTTGAGTACGCGATTCAGCAGTACGCCGACCTCTCAGATGCCACAGGCTACACCTATCAGCAGGACGGCCATACGTTCTACGTGCTGAACTTTACGGGTGCGGATACAACCTGGGTGTATGACGCCGCGACCGGCGCATGGCATGAGCGCGCTGGATTTAGAAACGGCGATTTCACGCGCCATCGCGGGAACAATCACGCTCGCTTTAACGGCCAACCGCACGTAGGCGATTACCAAAGCGGCAAGATTTATACCTTCAGTTTGGATGTCTACGCAGATGACGGCAACGTGCAGAAATGGCTGCGGTCATGGCGTGCGTTGCCCACGGGGTCTAACACGCTAAAGCGCACAACGCATCACTCGTTGCAGATCGACATGGAAACGGGCGTCGGCCTTTCAGGCTACGACGCTTTTGACACCGTTTTGCTGTTAACTGAAGACGGCGATTTTTTGATGACAGAGCAAGGCGGCGTAATCACGCCGGGGCCGCCTTGGGAAGTGCTTTCTTCGACCGTAACGCCTTACGATGTTTCAGGAACGGTACTATCAAGTGGCGGCACCTCTTATGTTGTGGTTAGCGCAGTAGCCTCGTCTAGCGGAGTTTCTTATCTGCCGCTTGGAACCAATACGGGCGATTACATTGAGGTCGAGCAAACCACGGTAGTGGGCGCGGTGCCGCAGCTTATTTTGCGATTTAGCGATGACGGCGGCCATATGTGGAGCGAAACGCGGCAAGCCTCGCTGGGTCGCATTGGCAGAACCGGCACTCGCGCTTTGTTCCGCCGTCTTGGCATGACGACGCGCCTGCGCGACCGCGTGTATGAGATCAGTGGCACCGATCCTGTAAAAATTGCCATCAACGGCGCTGAACTCCATGTTTCGGAGACGGCGTACTGATGGCTAACATCACCAACATTCCCGCCCCTCGCGTGCCGTTTATTGATGAGCGGACGGGCCTTATTTCGCGTGAGTGGTTTCGGTTCCTTAATAACCAGTTTGTATTGACGGGTAGCGGCACGACCGCGACCAGTATTGCTGACCTTGAAGTCGGCCTTGGTCTTTCGCCTGACACGGATGATGTGACGGCGGTATTGCAGTCGGAATTACAAGCGCTGCAGATTGCCCCGCCGCCTGAGCAACGCGTGTTTGCAGACTACGGAATGTTTTACGACACGACGACGCAAGCACCTACGGTTATCAATACGGCGTATGCGGTGACGTTTAACACGACGGCTTATGCTCGCGGCACCCGTCGAGGCACCACAACGTCGCAAATCTTTTGCAATAACGCAGGGATCTATAACTTTGCGTTTTCAATCCAGTTTGACAAAACCTCGGGCGGTGATTCGCTCGTATACGTTTGGGGCCGCAAGAATGGCGCCGACCTAACCGATTCTGCTTCGCAGATCAGAATTAAAGGCAACAACGCCGAAGTGTTTTCGGCGGCTAATTTTTTCGTGGAAATGTCAAACGGCGATTACTTCCAGTTGATGTATTCTGCCGACGACCTTGACATTCAATTGCTTGCTGAACCGGCTACAGCGCCGCATCCCGGCATTCCCAGTGTGATCCTTACCGTAAACCAGGTGAATATATGACCGTCTACCTTTCAGCGTTTGCGGGTGCAGGCGCACAATTTTTTACCGACAACAACGAAGTGCTGTCGGGTGGCAGGATTTATACTTACGACGCAGGCACAACGACGCCGCGTGCGACGTATACCTCCTCGACAGGCGTACAAGCCAACGCAAACCCTATTGTTTTGGACTCAGGCGGCAGACTGCCTGAGGATATGTGGCTGACGGCAGGCGTAACGTATCGGTTCATTTTGACCGACTCCGATAACGTACAAATTGGCTCCTACGACAACATACCTGGCATCAATGACGGTTCGTTGATTTCGGTGCCGTTCTCGTCGATTACCGCCAAGCCGACAACGCTTGCGGGCTACGGCATCACCGATGGCATTACGGCAGCAACCGCTGCGGCGACGTACGCGCCCAAAGCCTCGCCCACGTTTACCGGCACGCCGTTGATCCCTGACAACGCTGCAAGCAGCACTGATTACCCGGTCGGCTATCGAGAAGCGCCGCGTAACGCGCAGACGGGTAATTACACGCTTGTCCTTGCAGATCGCGGCAAGTCAGTCGTGATGGGCGATGGCACGGCGACGGCGATTACGGCCACCATTCCGGCCAATAGCTCAGTCGCGTTCCCGATTGGCACCGTCATTATCTTCGTCAACATCAACACCGTCGGCCTCTCGATTGCGATTACGACCGACACGCTGACGCTTGCCAATAGCACGACGACCGGCACCCGTACCTTGGCGCGTAATGGCCTTGCCACCTGCGTCAAGATCAACACGACCTCTTGGCTTATCAGCGGAGCGGGGTTGACCTGATGGGCGGCGCTACGCTCGCAGCCGCGATTGCAGGCACGACCGGCGGCACCGGGGCGGGCGTCTTTGACTTTTCTGAAGGCGCAGGGACCATCAGCATCCCGTCAGGCTTCACCTCGCTTTCCATCGAGGTATGGGGCGGGGGAGGCGGTGGCGGCTTCGGCACCGTGACCTACTCAGGCTTCCCTGAGTTTGAGCCGCAGGACGCGCCGGGAGGCGGCGGCGGGTCGGGCGCCTATAGCCGCACAGTCGTTGCGATTGTTGTCGGCGATGTCGGCAAAACGATTGCGTATGGCGTCGGCGCTAAAGGCGCAGGAGGCGTTCTCGGCAACCCGACGGGCTACGCAGGGGGCACCTCTACGGCCTACTCTGGCACGTTTACCATTGACGAGATGATCTGTACGGGCGGCAACGGCGGCTATGGCGGCCTTGGCGTAAACGGCGGTCAGCAGGGCACCGGCGGTACGGCGACGGGCGGTAATACGACCAACACCAACGGCAACGGCGGAGCGGTCTACGACCAGTCAGGCGCAGCGGCGGTTGCGGGAGTAAACTCGCTCACGGGCGGCGCGGGCGGTAACGGCGGCGACCCCGAAGTCGGCGGTAGTGCCGGTAGCGATGGCGTCAACGGGCGCGTCAGATTCGTATTCAGTTGAGGTCACTATGGCAGTTCAAGTCAAAGTCCTGATACCGGCAAAAATTGCAGAGTCCTCGCAGACCGCGCAATACACCGCGACCAATGTGACTACCATTATTGACAAGTTTACGGCGACGAACTACGACACCGTAGCGCGGACGATCTCGGTCAACCTTGTGACCATCCTAGACACCGCCGGTAACAACAACCTGATCGTCAAGACCAAGACCCTGCTGCCCTCGGAGACGTACACGTTTCCTGAGATCGTGGGGCAGGTACTGGCGCCGGGTGGGTATATCTCGACGATTGCCTCGGCGGCGACGGCGATCAACATTCGCTCGTCGGGGAGAGAGATTTCGTGACCGTTCGACGCGCCACCGCTGAAGACCTAGACCAGTACCTTCGACTGGGAGCGGCGTTTCATAACGCGACTCCGGTGCATAACGCCATGCCTTTCGATTGCGAAGGCTTCACCAACTTTTATTTGGCGGCCGTAAGCAATCCGACGATGGGCGTATGGATTGCCGAAAAGGACGGCAGAGCGGTCGGCGTTGCGGGGGCGCTGTGCTACCCCATGTACTTCAGCCCCTCGCACCGGGTCGTACAGGAAATCTGGTGGTATCTGACTCCGGAAGCCCGTGGCTCGGGCGTAGGCAAACAAATGTACGATGCGATAGAGTCGTGGGCAAAAGAGCAAGGTGCGACCGCCTTGTTTATGATAGCCCTTGAGGACGAACGGTCGCCCGCGATGGAAAAGTTGTACTCGCGCCAAGGCTTTAAGCCGATGGAGCGGACGTTCTTCAAAGAGGTTGCGTAAATGGCTATCGGAACAGCAGCAGCAATTTTAGGCAGCGCAGTCATCGGCGGCGCTGTGGCTTCGCGTGGCGCAAGTAAAGCCGCCCGCGCACAGCAGCAAGCCGCACAGACCGCAGCGGCAACCGAAGAGCGGATGCTTGAACGGCAGCTTGCCGAAACGGCGCCGTTCCGCCAACTGTCACTTGAGCAACTAAATCGCCTTGCCGCACTGTACGGCCCCGAAGGCGCTTACGCTCGCGCTCCCGGCATGGAAGAAATCCAAATGGACCCCGGTTACGGGTTTCGACTTGCTGAAGGCACCAAGGCGCTTGAGCGCTCGGCGGCTGCTCGCGGCGGCTTATTGTCTGGCTCCATGTTAAAAGGCACGCAGCGTTTTGGACAAGGGCTTGCATCTCAAGAGTATGCCAGTGCCTATGAACGCGCCCGACAACAACGGGCTGATGTAACTAATGCTTTGCTTGGAATTGGTGGCTATGGCCCGTCGCTCGCATCCTCTGCCGCAGGCGCGATTGGGCAGACCGGCAGCAATCTTGCCAATCTTCAGATGGGGGCTGGGCAGGCGCGTGCGTCGGGCTACCTCGGTCAGTCCAATGCGCTCGCACAAGCATTGGGACAAGGCGCGATGGGGTACGGAATGTATCGCGGCGGTTATTTCGGCCCGTCAAGCGTTACGCCCGGCGGCGGCGCTAATTTGGGCGTAGCGCCGCCTGCGTATATGCGCGGCTACAACGCATAGGTGATATATGGCAGTTATCGGGGCAACTGAACTTCAGCCGGTCAACATCCTTGGGTCGTATGTCCAAGGACTTGAAGGCGGCCGTGCCGCCCGCGCCCAGCGTTTGCAAGAAGCAACGGCTTTGGCGCAGGCGCAGCGTGATGCTGAACTGCGTAACTACCTTGCGACGGCAGACTTGAGCAGCGCACAGGCTCAGAACGAGTTGCTGCGTTACGGAAAATCTGGCGCGGACATTGCCAAAACGCTTGGCGAAATGGGAACGCAAAAGCTGACTCGGCAAAAGACTGAGTTGGAAATTGCTAGCGAGCAGCGAAAAGCCGCTAAAGCAAGACTTGAAGAAATAATCGGGTTGCTGCGCGGCGCAGTTGATGAGCCGTCGTATCAGCAGCGTTTAAGTTTTGCGGCGCAGCGTGGCTTCGATCTAAGTGATGTCCCGCCGACCTTTGATAAATCGTGGATTGATAGCGCGCTTGGGCAGTTGTTGCCACTAAAGGATCAATTAGACCAAGAACAGAAAGTGGCGCAGGGCAAACGCGACATTGAGCGTCTTGGGCTTGAAAAACAACGCGTTGGTTTGGAGCGTGAGCGGGTAGGAATTTCTCGCGCTTCGGAAGAACGTCAAGCGGCGGAAGCTACTGACAGAAAGATTGTTGCTCGAACCGAAACGGATGCTGCTGGTAACGTTACTTTTTATAATAAGTTTGGCGAAAAGATTAAAACCGAAACTGGCGCGGGCAAGCCATCTGCGACGTTTGAAAAGACTAGGGCAGTCAAAGCAGAAACGCAAAGAAATCTTGACGAAGTTATTTCGTCTCTTGAAGATATTTCTAAAAAGGGCGGTTTGATTGACCAGTCTACGGGTAGCGGAATTGGTCGCGGCGTGGATATTGCGGCAGGGTTTTTTGGGCAATCGACGCCCGGAGCAGAGGCTATTGCCCGACTAAAACCAATTAGCGATCAAGTGTTGAAATTGGTTCCGCGTTTTGAAGGTCCGCAGTCCGATAAAGACACGCAAAGTTACCGAGAGGCGGCAGGTCAATTGGGCGAGCCGACATTGCCGTCTGCTGTCAGAAAAGCGGCTGCAAAAGAAATTCTTGAGATTTACAAGCGACGAAGAGATCAGTTCACTATTTCTGGACAAGAACTTGAAACATCGCCAAACATTCAAGCGATTTTGGACAAATACAAGTAAGGGCAACCGCATTCATGGCAACTCTTGCGCAACTGGAATCGGCGTTAATCAAAGCTGATGCGGCTGGAAACACTGCCGATGCTAAAGCGTTGGCTGACGAGATTCGCCGTATGCGGGCAATGCAAGCGCCTGCCGCTGCTGTTGAGCCTGTATCAGAAATTCCGCAGCGTACTTTGTTGGGAGCGATAGGCGAATCAGCGGGTTCATTTATACCTTCAATGGCTCGCCAAATTGGCGGCCTTGCAGATGTTGGAGGCCAATTAGTAAGTTCGGCGCGAACAGGAGAATTCCCGGAATTCATTACGGGGCTTACAGATGTGGCTGGCGGATACATCGCCAAAGCCATTCCAGAGCGGTTTATTAAAGACCCAGAAGCCGCAAAACAATTAATTGCCAAGGCAGACGCTTTTGGCGGCGCAATGAAACAGCGATATGGGTCGTACCAGTCGTTGCTTAACACCATTGCGACAGACCCGGCGGGTTTTGCTGCGGACGTATCAACCTTGTTTGGCGGCACGGCTGCGGTAGCTCGTCGAGCCGGCGCGGCAGAAACTGTGGTACGGCCACTAGAAACCGCAGCGCGAGTCACCGACCCTCTTGCGATGCTCGCGCCGGTCGCAGCGGCCACAGCAAGAGGCGGCGCACGCGTAGCAGGCGCAGTATCAGATATTGCTCAAAATCGCCTTGCGGAATTGCAAGCGGCACGCATCATGCGTGGCGCGGCAGGAAATCAATTGCCAGCAATTCTCGCTGCAACAGCCGCAGCGCCGGAAGGAATTACTGCGGGGCAAGCAGTGTATGGAATCAATGCGCCAGAATTTCAAGCGCTTGAAGCAGCCGCTCGCGCTGCCGATCCTCGTGGCTATGCGGATATAGCCAATTTGCAAGGGCAGCAGCGCGTTGATGCGCTTGCTCGATTGGCAGGCGGATACACAAGCACACAATCGAAAGCCGCGCAAGAAGCGGAAAAGGCAACGCTTACCGCAATTACTACGCCGATGCGCGAACAAGCGCTTCGTCAAGCCGGAAAACCTGGCCGCATGATTCCAAAACTTGAAGAGATTGTCGCCAGCGGCAGAGAAGCCGCGTCGGCTGCCGTGGAAAACGTGCGCCGTTGGAGCCGAGCGATTAATAAAGCCGATGATTGGGCGCGGAATTGGGTTACAGGGTCACGGTTAGTTGAAGGCCCAGACGGCACTTTTGTTCGTGAATATGTAGCCGGCCGTGGCGTTGGCGAACCCGGTGTTCGTTTGCCGGGGCGCGTAGAAGCAACGGCAACCTATCCCGGTCAATTGGCTGCTAGTGGCCGTCAAACAACAATAGGCGGCCCATTTGAACGTCAAGTTATTGACGAGGGCGGCGTTATCGCTCGACGAATTGATGAGCAAGCGGCGGCATCCCTTGCGGCTGGCGAGAAAGCGCGGCGCGCTGAAGAATTGCTTGCTCAGTTAAATGAGCAAGGATTGCAACCTTTGCGGACGGATCAAATGATTGCGTCTCTTCGGGCGCGGCTTGCTCGGCCAGAAGTTGCCCTTAACAAAACAACTAATGCAGCATTGGAACGTGTTTCTCAAATGCTGGAAGATTGGACCAATCAAAACGGCATTATTACCGCAGACGCTTTGGTAGCAATTCGTAAGCATGGCGTTGCTGGTGTAATTGAAGACTTAATGCCGCAAGCATCATCAAAAGCGCGTCGCCGAGCAACGCAAGCCGTGTTGATGGAAATTAAGCCAATGATTGATGACGCGATCAAAGCCTCCGGCGGCGGGGATGATTGGCAAAACTATTTGCGTACATTTGAAGTCGGCATGAGAGCGATTGAGCGACGAGAACTTGCTCGCCGCGCTTTGGAAATTTACAGACGCAACCCTTCCGATTACGTCAAGTTGATTGAAGGAAACGATATACGAACGGTTGAAAAAGTGTTTGGTCCCGGTTCATTCGACATTATGAAAGAAATGGGGACAGATTTTTCCGCATTGCGTGACGTGGCAGAGGGCGTCAAGCGAGACATAAACCTTGCTGAGCAGGCAATTGCTGGGCAACAAGCGCTGAAAGAAATCATCATGGAATCCGGCTCTTCATTCCGGCTACCAGCGTTTTTGTCTGCAAAAGCCGCAATTACCAACAAAGTGCTGGAAGGCGTTGAAGGCTATCTGAGTGCTAAGTCGTTAAAAATCATTGCGGAAGCGATGAAAAGCGGCAAATCGGCTAATCAACTGTTGCAAGCATTGCCGACGGCGGATCGCAGCGCCGTATTGCTTGCGCTGCAAGATGTTCCGGCGGTGCAAGAGGCTGTTAAAAAAGCCGCGCCGACGCTTACCGCAATATCTGCAACGCAACAAAAATTGGAAGAAACGCCAGACGTTACTGTGACACGAATCGGCAACCAACTAATTGACCAATCAATGATTCAAAACGCATTAGCACCGAGGTAGTTATGTTCAAAGGCGCACTTAAATCCAAAACCGTATGGTTCAACGTGCTGCTGGCTATCCTCGGCGGCCTCGAACTCATGGGCGCACATCTGACGACGCTCTTCGGCTCGCAGGTCGCCGCTGCTATCATGCTCTCGGGCGCCGTAGCCAACCTTGCGCTGCGGGCCATTACGACGCAATCACTTCAGGAGAAGGGCGGTGGCTGAAGGTCAGGTGCTATTCAATATCATCGTGGGTATTGCTGGCGTTTTCGGAGGATGGATTTTGAACAACATCAGTCGCTCCATCGAAAAGCTGGATCACGATGTCCGCGAGATGCCGCTCACCTACGTCACGCAGGACTCGTACAACCGCGACCAGAACCGTTACCAGCGCGACATTGACGAGATCAAATCCATGCTGCGCCTGATCTTCGACCGGCTTGAGAACAAGGCTGACAAGTGATCCCCGCGTGGGCATTACGATTCGCGCCGTACCTGGTTGGCCTGATTGTGACTGTCGTCGCCTGCATGGGCGCACTTGAAAACGCCAAGGAGTCT